TGTATTTCTGTCAAACATACATTAAGATTGTCTCCTTGGATGAGGGGATTGTTCCATTCAATATGTTCCCATTTCAAAAAGAGATGGTCGGAACTATTCACAGTAACAGATTTACGATATGTAAGTTGCCCAGACAGTCTGGTAAGACAACAACAATCGTATCTTATATCTTACACTACGTTCTATTCAACCCAAGTATGAATGTTGCAATACTTGCCAACAAGGCTGCAACTGCAAGAGATATTCTTGGAAGACTTCAACTTGCGTATGAAAACTTACCGAAATGGTTACAACAGGGCGTTATGTCTTGGAACAAGGGTTCACTGGACTTAGAGAATGGGTCACGCATTGTTGCGTCATCCACATCATCTAGTGCAGTTCGTGGTGGTTCTTACAATATGATATTCTTGGATGAGTTTGCTTTCGTACCACACAATGTCGCAGAGGACTTCTTTAGTTCTGTGTATCCTACGATTTCATCTGGTAAATCAACTAAGGTGATTATTGTTTCTACACCAAATGGAATGAATCTATTCTACAAATTATGGAGTGATGCAGAGACAGAAAGAAACTCGTACATTCCTATTGAGGTTCATTGGTCAGAGGTGCCAGGCAGAGATGAGAAGTGGAAAGAAGAAACTATTGCAAACACCTCACAGGAACAGTTTAATCGTGAATTTGAATGTGAGTTCTTGGGGTCTGTCAATACACTTATTCATCCCACAAAGATTAAATCATTTCACTACGATGAACCAATTCAAAGAAATGCTGGTATTGATGTATATGAGAACCCCAAAGAAGGACACACATATACACTTGTAGCAGACGTTGCAAGGGGCACAAACAACGATTACTCTGCATTTATTGTATTTGATGTAACGCAGTTGCCGTATAAGATTGTTGCAAAGTATCGTAACAATGAAATCAAACCTTTACTATTCCCAACAATAATTCACCAAGTCGCAAGGGGATATAACAAAGCATATGTTATGATTGAGGTAAATGATATCGGTGAACAGGTTGCAACTGCGATGCAGTATGACTTAGAATATGATAATCTGGTTATGGCATCTATGCGTGGTCGTGCTGGTCAGATTCTTGGTGCTGGTTTTTCTGGGGGTAGAGCTCAACTTGGGGTAAGAACAACCAAGGCGGTAAAGACACTAGGATGTTCCAACCTTAAACAGATGGTCGAGACAGATAAACTTGTCATCAACGACTATGAATTGATTGATGAATTATCCACATTCGTACAACACGGACAATCATATCAGGCAGAAGAAGGACACACAGATGACCTTGCAATGTGTTGTGTGTTGTTTGCATGGATGACAAATCAACAATATTTTAAAGAACTTACTGACATTGACCTTAGAGAAAAGATGTTCTTAGAACATCAAAATCAACTGGAACAGGACATGGCTCCGTTTGGTTTCTTTACTGATGGATTAGAAGATGATAACATTGGTGAGATGGTAGATGAATATGGTACACGTTGGTCACCCATCGTGAGAAACTACGATACAAATTGGTAAAACCCTATATAATCTCAATAATATCATTTTCAACTTTAAGGTAACAATTTGCACACACAATCTTAGATTGGTCGATTAGTTTTATGATTTCCTGTCTAGATTGTGTACTAAGACCCTTACGCTTAGAAAGAGAACGGATTTTAGAATCGTGTGGATGGAACTGTAGACAAGCAGTCTCACGTTCTCCACAATGACAACAAGATTGATTTGCAAGGAACTCATTGACCCAGATTACTCTCTTACGATAGTTTCTCTTAGTCACTTCTTTTATGGTTTCCTTGTATTTTTTGTAATGAGACATGAAACTATTTATATGCAGTGGTGCATATAAAAATGGGTTTTCAAAACTTAATAATACTAAATATATGAGAAGTGAACAACTTTAATATAAAGTAATAGGAGAAACAAAAATGCCTTTTCAATTATCGCCTGGTGTTCTTGTTAAAGAGATAGACCTTACTAATATTGTTCCTGCCGTTGCAACTTCGATTGGTGCTGTTGCTGGTGCTTTCCAAAAAGGCCCAGTTGGTGAAATCGTTGCTGTTGGTTCGGAAAAAGAATTAGTGGATATCTTTGGTAAACCAAACGGAAGTAACTTTGAGACATGGTTCACCGCTGCAAACTTCTTGCAGTATGGTAACGCACTCAGAGTTGTTCGTGCAGAATCTGCCATTGTAAATGCTACAAGTGGTGGTTCTGGTCTACTTATCAAGAGTACTACAGATTATTTAAATAATTATGCTGCTGGACAAGGTTCTAGTGGTGAATGGGGTGCAAGAACAGCTGGTACACACGGTAACTCACTTGGTGTGTCATTATGTTCAAACGCAACCGCATATGAACAAAACTTGGCCTCAACTAACCAAACAGTTGGTGAAGACGCTGCTGGTGCAACAGTAATTAAAGTTGATGCTGGTACTGCATTTAACGTAGGTGACTTAATTTCATTCTCAACTGCTGATGCATCTTCTGATGCTTCTGCCTTTGCACACATTGCTGGTGATGAAGGTAACGAGTATGAAATCACTGCGATTAACACGCATGACCTTACAGTTAGACTAAAAGATGACCCAAATGGTAAGGGTGTACAAGCAATTATCCCAGATAATACGTTTATTCGTAGACGTTGGGCATTCTATGATTTGTTTGATGCTGCTCCTGGCACATCAGCGTATGCAACTGGTAAGGGTCTTGTCGGTGATGAACTGCACATTGTTGTGTTCGATAGAACTGGTGATATCTCTGGTTTCAGAAAAGATACTGCTGGTGAAAGAACAAATGCTGTTCTTGAAACATACCAAGGTGTATCGCAAGCTGCATCTGCTAAGACTACACAGGGTGGAACAAACTTCTATCCAGACGTAATCTACGGACAGTCTTCATTCATCTACTGGTTAGACCATGACAGTTCATTGTCAAACGCTGGTACTGACCCAGCCGCTGGTACAACTTTTGCATCAACTGCTGGTAAAGGTGGTGTCAAAGATGATACCCTTGCTGGTGGTACAGATGACTATGCTGCAACAGTTGGTGAACTCGCACTTGCATACGATGAGTTTGCAGATTCAGAAACAGTTGACGTAAACCTTATCATGGCAGGAACATCTCCTGCTGGTGCAGACGGAACTACTCATGCAACTAAACTTATCGACATTGCAGAGGCAAGAAAAGATGTTGTCGCATTTATCTCACCTCGTAGAGCAGATGTTGTTAATGTTGCAAAGAGTTTCACTCAAGCAAATAACGTAAAGACTTTCTTCGATGGTCTTGCAAGTTCGTCTTATGCAGTATTCGATAGTGGATACAAGTATATGTACGACAAGTTCAACGATACATTCCGCTTCGTACCATTGAATGGTGATATTGCTGGTCTTTGTGCAAACACAGACAATGTTGCAGACCCATTCTTCTCGCCCGGCGGTTTTAACAGAGGACAAATTCGTGGTGCAGTTAAACTTGCGTTTAACCCAACCAAGGCACAAAGAGACATTCTCTATCCTGCCAGAATTAACCCTGTTACTACATTCCCAGGCCAAGGTACAGTGTTATTCGGTGATAAAACTGCACTAAGTAAACCAAGTGCATTTGACCGAATCAATGTTCGTAGGTTGTTTATTCTTCTTGAGAAGTCTATTGCAACCGCTGCTAAGTTCCAGTTGTTTGAATTCAACGATGAGTTCACACAAGCACAGTTTAGAAACTTAGTAGAACCGTTCTTGAGAGACATCCAAGGTCGTAGAGGTATCACAGACTTTAGTGTAGTTTGTGATGGTACAAATAATACAGGTGAGGTCATTGACCGAAATGAGTTTGTTGCAGATATCTTCATCAAACCAGCTCGTTCCATCAACTTCATTCAACTGAACTTTATCGCAGTGAGAACTGGGGTAGCGTTCTCAGAGGTAGGGGGATAATTAAATGAGTATTGATAACTTTAAAGCAAACCTTACTGGTGGTGGTGCTCGTGCTAACCAGTTTAGAGTAATCTTAAATCGTGCTCCTGTAGCTCCTGCAATTGAAACTGTGAAAGCATCTTTCTTAATTA